GTGATCACCGTCGTTATCTAAATCACCGTGTGCTTGATTAACATCGTCTTCACCGTTGTCATCCATTGGATTCAACTTGTCAATGACACTACGCATAGTATCAGTTGCTGATGGTGCACCTGCTGGTTCTAATGTGCTGACTGCTGGAGGAGCATTGTCTAATGGAGGAGCTGCCGATACAGGTTTATTTTGTCCTGCAAGTTGCATAATAGTGGCCAGCATGTTGCTTAGTTCGTCACCGCTGCCTGCTGTCATATTAATGCTTGCTGGCATCGATGGCTTCTCCGGAGCAATGTTCATGCCCATTTCTGGAACCATGCCTGGCATCATTCCACACTCCCCAACTTGAGCACTTTCCTTAACAATGTTAGGATTCTTAGCATCAAGTTCTGCTAGTCTTTTTAGTACGTCGATCATATGCATATTATTTTCCTTTGCCGCCAAATAGGCTTGTGTTACCCGGCTCTGCATCCGTATTGTATTTGGCAGCACCTTCTGTTGGGATTTCTTCTCCACGTTCTTTACGTTGAAGTTTTAAGATATCATTCAATTCTTTAACAAAACCAGTATTGTACTTATCACCGTAGTAATTTTCAAACTGCGGATTGCCTGCCTCTTTATAGTCAGGATCTAGCAATAAGGCCCCTTCTCTTTTCTCAGCGGGCATTTGATATTCTTCACTTGGCTCGCCTGGACGACGAACCACAAGATTTTGTTTGCCAATACCTAATTCAGCTGCTAGATATTCTGTTAGTTCAAACTGTGTTGTTGGAAAATCTAGAGTAACTTCATAGATATTTACTTCGCAGTTTTTAACTTGCGGAAAGTCTAACGGTACTGCTTGAATAGGCGTCTTTGATTTTTTAAATCCTGTTAGGGTATTTTCGTTAGTAAAACGCCCTAGCAAACGCTTCATTGTGTCTTCCTTCTCAGTAGACATTTCTCCTGCAATTTTAATGCGGAAGTCATACTGTTTCTTAGACTCGGTTAGGTATTCGGTGAATGATTTCATGATGATTTATTTATTCAAATTTTTAAGTTTTTCAAGGATACTATTACGGTCCGTAAGTATATATCCTTCACCTTGCACAGTTTCTCCACTTTCGCCTCCGTGCTTTTTGTCGATCGCCAGCTTCTTTAACTGTAGATCAACCATCTTTAACTTCTTATCTATTTTAGCACTCTTTGCAGCAATAGCCTGTGTCATCATGCTGGCTGCAACTTCAAACATACGTGCGCCATAACGTGCTTCTACATTCATGCCTAGATCCATTAGATCATCGTAGGCTTTTTCTGCTTTGTCGGCTAGTGCATCTAATTCACCATCAGCCATATCTCCTAGCCCTTTAACTCTAGGTAAAGCAGACGCAATTTTATCAAACTCTTCTAGTTTTTCTTGTAAGTCAATAGTTGCTACAGGTTCAGCATCAACAGGTTTGGCAGCAATAACGGGCTCGCCGGTTTCTATATTAAGTAATTCTTCTAGTCGCTTTGTCATACTTTTACTTATTTCGTTTTCCAGGATTATGGAAAATATCTCCTTCATTAAGGATTCGAAATTTGACACCGTTTTGTTGACACCACTGAGATGCTGCTGCCCATTTAGCTTGATTTTTTATAAACTGTGCCTGATTATAAACATTTTTACCAACTTTTTCTTTAAGTGTTTGATTTGCAGGTTTTACTTCCCATAGTTCTGCGTGACGTTTCTGTGTCTTGTCAAGATATACCACAAGAAAGTCTGGTACATAAATTGTTTGCTTTCCTGATAATGGATCTTTATATGGAATTTTTACAGGTTCGCTGCTCCATTGCTGTACGGCAGGATTGTTATCACAAAATGTCATCACAGTAAACTCCCAACTACTTCTATATATAGGTAGTTTGTTACCTACATACTTTTCCGGGTTGTTGAGTTTAAAACCGCCTTTACTAAACTTCAAACTCATGCAATTATGTTTCGTTGTATTTCGGGATTTGTTTTAAATTCTTGTGCGTAACCTAGACTACTTGTTTTAAATCTATTGTAATTTAAGATTTCAGATACAAGCCCCGATAGTTCTACGTCATTTAATCCTCTTAGGGTATCTAAGATTTGCATAGGATTATAACCATCTTGTTTTGCCTGTGTTATTAAAATAACAGCAATTGATTCTGCAGACACTTCACCAAAACTTTTATTTGTAAAATATCCCTTCATTGCGGCAAATACAGTTGCATCTATCTCTACCGGAGATGTATACTTGTTATCAAATGCAATTACAGTTTGATTTGTAGTATTCGATACAGGAATGTTAGAATAATTCATAATTATCTCTTAGGTGGGAATATGATGGCTGCAGGATTTGCTCTAATTTTTCCATCAACACTGGTATTGAAACCTTTGAATATGTTTATCCCGATACCTCCGGGCAAGTTAAAAATTCCGGGTTGATTTTGAGTACTAGGTGGGCTTGAGTATTTTCCGGGGCTAGTTGCAGATATTGCACCTAGTGCGCTTGATGCAATATTGTAGCCCACGCCTTTTGCTTTCCCTAAACCATTTTTGTTAATATAATTCTTTGCTAAAATTTTAGCAATATCTAATAATGGATTTGAATTTGCAGGAGGCCTGTAAACAATTTTCTTCTCGGGAAACGGATCTCCTTTAACTCCATAAGGACTAGGAGTGTTGTCGTAGTAAATAGGAATCCATGTCTCGGGAGACTTTCCAGGGTTAACTGCCCCAGTTTTATATATCACTGTTTCATAAGATACCTGCATCTTATTTTGTAAAATTTTACCACCGTCACTCTGAGCAACGTTATCATGTGCCCATTCAGTTATAAGTGGATTAATTAAAGTATATTGTGTGAATTTCTTTTGATGAAGAACATAGATGTCAATGGACTTGATAAACTGATTATCTTTTAGTCCTCTATCGTAACGTCCGTATGTATAATCTATAGTTCCATATTTTGTATCTCTAAAGGCCTCAGGGCTTGTTCTAGCCTTAACAGTACCTGAATCTAGATCACCATAGTTGCTGTCTGCATAATAATGTTTAAAATAATTTAACCATAGATTATGTGTTAGGTTACTGTTGTCATCGTGTAGTTCTATTGTAATAGGCGAGTATGTTAATTTTGTTTGAACTACTGTTTTTCTATTATATTGATTTACAGTTTCAGTGGCTACTGTAAATCTAGGTAAATCTGTTTTCTTTGCAAGCAATCCTACGTCTTTACTACCTCGCTGACTTAACCATTGTTGATCAATAATTGCATCAGAATTTAAATTAATTTGTACAAAATAGATAAACCCAAATTTTGGGGCCCTTGCATATGTACTATCAACATACAATCGACTAGCATGTTGATAGTCCTTCATCACAGGGTACCCGGAGGTATAACTAGAGTTAGAAGATGTTAGAAAATTATTAAAGGCATTACTCATATGAATATTTAGTCAAAGAAAAAGCCCAGATATTCTGGGCTTGATTATAGTCAATAAAACTATTAACCTGTAGCTAGTCCTTGAGCGCCAGCTGGTCTTACAACACGACCTACATCTAAGCCGATACCGCTTGCTGTGCCGCCTGGTGCTTCTAATTGAATTGCATTATCATAACAGATACCTAACGTAACATCCATTGGGTCGTTACTTGAGTAGTCTCCGCCTTGATATGTTGCTTTAGTTACCCAGCATCCTAGAAATTCAAAACTTTCTAGTGTAACAGGTTCAAATTGTCCGTTACCACCATCTAAAATTTCAACTCGCATTCTAAACTTATAATCGATTGCGCTTGCTGCCGCACTTTGTTCAAAAAAGTCAAACTGCTTCTGAAGTTGCTCGCCTACTTTCTTGCTTACAACTCCACTTGCGTCATCGCGTAATTTTAGTTCAGCGTCTTCCCACTTGTGCTTACCAGCAATTTTTACAGTGCTGTTATATACAGGTAGTTCAACTGTTGTGAAACTAACGCTAGGTCTGCTTACTGTCATAACTTGTTTAGTTAATTCAGTAGAAGGAGTACCCTGGACACCGAAATTGTCTAATGTAACGCGGAAGCGGTACTTTAATTTTGGCATCAACAGACCCTGAGTTGATGCTGCCTGTGTGGCGCTCAACGGTACTGTGAATCTATTTAAACTTGCAATTGGCATCTTTAATGCTCCTTATTCTTTTATTTACCTATTATAGTCCAGCTGCAATATCGCCAGTATTTTTCAAGCGTAATGGAATGTAGATAAATTCCACGGCCTTAACTGGTTCAATAGCAATATCAACATACAACTCACTGCGATCAATTCTTGCTGGTGTGTTATTTGTTTCATCACAGACTACAATAAAGTCATATAGGGCACGTTGACCTACTAACTCTAACATTAGGCTTTCTGCTGCTGCTTTAATTTCTCTACGTGTTTGAGCATCATTAGGTTCAAACAAGAACGGTCTTGCTAAAACATCAAGCTGTCTACGTAGGTAGCAAACTAAACGAGCAACGTTAATTCTATCTAATGATGAAGCATTTCTTGCACGAGTACGTTGACCATACGCTAAAACTCCGACACCTGTTAGTGTTGCAATTGGATTAATCTTAACATCATCAAGTACATCACGTAGTCCTTGGTGTAGTGCAACGGTTCTGAATTCACCTTCTGCATCAACATATCCAACGCTGCTGGCATTGTCAACTCCGCCACGACGTGTACCTGCTGGAGCAAACCATGGATAGCTCTTAGCATCACTGTTAATGATTGTACGTAGCATCATGTGGCTTGGTGGAACAACAATACTGTTGCCAGTGTTATCGTTAGTGAAGCCACTTGGGTAGTACATAGCCATGTATTCGTCAAAACTTGTTGCGCCAGCATCACCGTTGTCTAATGCAAGGGCGGTGTTATTACCCCAGTTGCTTAGTGCTGTGCCAGTTGGTGCTAAACGGAATGGAGTATCACCTACTACAAATGCAGTAACGCCACGATCGGTATTGAATGCAATCATGTTCTGAATAGCTTCCGGGTAGCCTGGTGTTGCTAGCAAGTTGAAGTTTAATGTATCAGTGTCACGAATTGTTGAGTTAGAATCAATTAGTTCTTTGAATGCATTTACAACTTGTGCTCTCTGTGCCAAACGACCAAACTGTGGACTACCGTCTTCCGCTGTTGGATATTGACTTACCCAACGATCAGCAACATACGAAGTCATAGACTGGTTGTTGAAACGAGTGTTTTGTTCATTGTTAGCATTTAGATTTAAATGTCCTACAATGTATTTCTTAACGTTAAATCCACTGCGGCGAGTGTTCCATAGGCGCATGCCTTTTGGATATATTGCTGGATCTGGTGCATCTGGATCTAAGTAGTTGCTGGCTAGTAAGGCTTCAATTGTACTAGGTGCTGTTGCACTGCCAGATGTTGCCCAACGTGCATCAGCAAACAACCATCCGTCAGGAGTAGACTGATCAGTGGTGTCTTGTAAAACCCATCCGTTAGTTGTGCTGTAAACGTAAATGTCTTTACCAAATCTTTCTAGATTAGCTGTGCTGATCCAGACGTCACCTGTGTCTAGTTGAGTTCCGTCGCTTTGACCAGTAGCTG